TTTAGGAGATGAACTGAAAGATGGAAAAGATGACAATATATCCAAGTAAAGAATTGAGAATTAAACTGAGAAATTTATCTGCGAAAAATCGTAGATCTATTAACCAACAAATTTTATTCATATTAAATTATTATTTCTCGTCGCTGAGATGGAGAAAGGCAGAATGACAATGAGATACTGTTTAGATGATGAAAAAGGGCATGTGTGGAGATATGTAGTTGATGGTAAACAAATGTTAAAGCTTAGAAGAGTGACAATAGAAGAACTCTTCTTTGTATTGTTCAGTGATGTAAAAAAGAAATGTAAAATTATAAATCAATTAAAATGATAGAAGATAAAAAATTAGGATTAAAAGTTGCAGAAGATGAGGATGAGGAGTTTTGGACTGTGTTCAAAGAAACTCAAGATAAACTCATCAAAAATAGCAAGAGAGATATAGAGATTGCAGAAGAGATGAAGAAGATCTGTGATAAAAAGCTGAAGAAATATAAAAAGAAAGTTCCATCAATGGTTAAATAAATTATAGGAGGATAAAAAATATGGCAAACGGAAAAGATAAAGCTGAAACTTATGCGAAAGGATTTGCACTGTCAGGAGACTATGTTATCAATCTCAAAGACAAGCATTTTACAATTATAGAACAGCCAAAATATATTGAAGGCCAAGACTTAGATAATCCTGAAAAGACAAAAGAAAAAATGCTTCTTGTTGTTGAGTTAGCTGAGACTTCTGAACAAGTTGAATATTATCCGAACAAAACAAGCCAAAAGACAATCATAAACCAAAAAGGTTATGCTTTGAGTGGTTGGGTTGGCTTTCAAGGTGAATTTATCATCAAGGATCAAAAGGTTGGAAAAGAAGATAAGAAAGTTATTTATATAAAAGAATAACTTAGCCACCGCCCCGATTGATTTATTTAATATATGCACCTTCATGTTCGAAGGTTTCGGCTTGTTCATGGATGCAGCGGACAAGCCGAAAGGTTTATTATTCAGCCACCACGCATTCGCAGCTTTCTGCTCATTCCCTACGCTTCCTACCGCAAGCCCGACCGCCTCTGAATATAAACCCAAGCCTCGAGCGTAATCAGGTGCTTTTATTTTTAATTAAATAAATCAATCCCTGAAAGGAGGTTCTCAGAAAATGAAAATCGTGAATATAATCTTAATAGGTTTTGTAATCCTAATAAGTATAGCGTCCTTGATCATCACTTTGAATATGATAAGTGATGAGAATAATACGCCTGAATATCAGAAACAGGAATTAAGAAATCGAGCTAAGTATTTAGTTGGAAGTTATGCAGTAGAAGAGTGTGCAGATCTTCAGTGGGAAGATTGGTCAGAAGAGAAAGAGTGTTTACAGAAAGTTATGAGAGTGAGAAGATGAGAGAAGAGATATTCAGTTGTATTAGAAATAAAGATGGTAAGATCCGAAAGGTTCTTGCTGTCTTTTTAATTTTCTTGACATTACATGGAACTGTTGGTTTTATGATGTTTGTATGGGAAGAAGCTATGCAGACAGCAATGTTTGGTGCATTTGCGTACTCAAGTGCAAAGGATTGGGATGGCTTAAAGAGACATATTAAAGTAATGGAAGCGACACATTATCATGCGGAATTTTGGATACAGAATTTCGGTTGGTTAGCGCCGTTGATGTGGCCAGCTTATTTAAGTTATCTTGAAACTAATGAAGCTTATATAAAGTCAGCGAAAGTTCGTGTGAGAGAAAGAAAATGAAAAAAGATAATTCTATAACTTATAAATCAGCGAGATTTGAGATTCTTGGAAGAATTGTAGATAAATTATTAGAGTTGTGTTTTGATGATTTGAGTCTTGTTGAAGAAAAAGTTGATTCTATTTTATTTGTAGATTAGTCGCCTTAAGCGACTTTTTTTTATGCTCCTGATTGTGATCACTTCACCCCGCACCGAAAAATATATATACTTAATTAACCTTGAGTAAGCAAGGCTTACTCAAGGCGACCTGCGTCTGCTAATTCTTAAGTGCTGTGAGAGGGTGAAGTGCCGCTTGTCTATTGTGTTTTTTTGTGCATGCTGATGTATATTGCTGCTCACAGGTAGGCCTGACGAGAATTTGATTGCAAATTCTCTCTCGATACTGTTCGCAGCTGTGCCGCCAGCTCTCACTTCGTGGAGGGCGGCTATTCCTCTGCTTACGCAGCCCAAAGCCCTGCCGCCCTAAGAAATCAAATTGACGAAAATTTGCAGGCAAATTTTCTCTCGTGTCATAAAGATCCGCCACCACCCCAAAAAAGTGTTCGCGATCACTTGCGTCTCGCGTGTAAAAGAAAATTCACCTGCGGGAGACTCGGATCGGATTAAATAATTAAATAAATAAAAGGAGACTCGGATTAAAATAAATACAAATCTCCAGTGGAAATGAAGGTTACAGCGTCGATAAAATAGAAAAAATAGGGGGGTCTATTTCCACTGGAACATTTTAGAAACATTTATATATGTTATGTTATATATGTATATTATATATATATATAATAATATAATAATATAATGAAAGTCCAAAAACTAATAACAATAAACATAGAAATTGCTGAAAAACTAAAAGGTGTGAACGCTTCAGAGTTAATTAATTCTTTATTATTAGATTATTTTCAAATAGAAAACAAAAATTTAGACAAAACACTGGAAATTTTGAAAGAAGAAAAGAAAAAATATGTAGAAATAAAAGAAAAAGAGATTGAAAAGATAGAGAAAGAAATTTCTAAGGAAAATCAAGAGAAATTAGAGATTGAAAATAATAAAGAAAAAGAAGATAATAAAGAAAAAGAAAAAAAAGAGAAAATAAAACAAAATTCTAAAGATCTTTATAATTTTGATATAAAAGATCATGAAATTGAAGAATATTTAAAAGGAAATTACAAAAATTTAAGAGATTTTGTAGAAAATAAGCAAAAAATAAGAAAAAAACTCTAAAAAAAGTAAAAAAAACCAAAAAAAAGTAAAAAAATCTTATTTTTTTCAAAAAAAAAGTAAAAAAAGAAAAAAATAAAAGAAAAAAAGCGAACTTTATAAAAAAAACATAAGAAAATCTTTATGGACCTCAGAAAATTTTTTTTAAAATGCCAAACCGCAATTATATAAAGGGAAGAAGAAAGGAATACAAAGTAGTCTCACGAGCAAGAGAAAAAGGCTATCTAGCCTTCAGATCTGCTGGTTCTCACTCTCCGATTGATGTTGTTGTGATTGATAAGAAAAAAAAGAAAATCTATTTTATCCAATGCAAACCCGACACTCTAAGCAATAATAAGAGAGATCAATTATTAGAGGAAAATCAAGAATTAAATGGAGACTTTAAAGTGAAGTTTATTGTAGAATGATAATTGAAGAACAAACAGATTTAGATGATTATGAAGAAGAGGAGTTAGATAGAGAATACTATGGGAGACAATCGGCTAACCGAATATCTCAAGAGATTGAGTGTTAAACTTGATGATTGGCAGAAACAAGTTTTAGAAACAGAGGGAAATGTGTGTTTAAGATCAGGCAGGCAAGTTGGTAAAAGTTTTGTTGTGGCCTTAAAAACAGCCATATTCGCCATTGAAAACCCTAATAAGACAGTTTTAGTGATCTCCTCAGTAGAAAGGCAAGCATATCTTCTTTTTGAGAAAATTCTTGATCTAACTCTCACTTTAGACAAAAATGCTGTTAAAAAAGGCAAAGACAAACCAACAAAGCATAAATTAACATTAAAGAACAAATCGAGAATTTATTGTCTCCCAACAGGATTAACAGGTTATGGAATTAGAGGATATACAGTAGATTTATTAATAGCAGATGAAGCTGCATTTATTCCTGAAGATGTCTGGGTTGCAGTAACTCCGATGTTGGCAGTTACAAAAGGAAACCTTATACTTCTAAGCACGCCATTTGGAAAAGGCGGATATTTTTATGATTGTTTTAATGATCCTAATTTCTCAAAATTTCATGTCTCATCAGAAGATTGTGAGAGAATTTCAAAAGAGTTTTTAGATCATGAAAAGACAAGACTGACAAGATTGCAATATGCACAGGAATATTTAGGCGAGTTCTTGGATGAGTTAAAACAATTATTTAAAAAAGATTTGATAAATTCTTGCAGAGATTTTAAATGGGATTTTTATAAGAATTATTCAGGAAAATATAAATATTTTTTAGGTGTTGATATCGCAAGATATGGCGGTGATGAAAATTCTTTTGTAATTGTTGAAGTTGCAGATAGAGATCATTTTAGAGTTGTTCATGTTGAAACTTCTGAGAAAGTCTCGACGACAAAGACTATTGAAAGAATTTGTTATCTGACAAGAAAATATGATTGTAATAAAGTCTTGATTGATGATGGCGGAATTGGCGGAGCTGTATTTGATGTTTTAATTGAAACTCCTCACATGAGAACTAAAATTGTCGGAGTTAATAATGCACGAAGAGCAATTGATAGAGATGGAAGAAGAAAAACAATTTTAAAAGAAAATCTTTATATGAACTTATTGCAGTTAATGGAAGCTGGAAAAGTTAAAATGATTGATGATTTGAATTTATTTAGAAGTTTGGAGAGTGTTCAGATTGAATATGTTGAAGATCAACATGGCCGCAGATCTGTGAGAATTTTTGGAAAATACACACATATCGCAGAAGGATTAATTAGAGCAATGTGGGGAGCAAAAGGGAAAAACTTAAATATCTTTGTTCACTCCTTTTAATATGGCATACACAGGAACTATTGTAACAGAAGCCGAAATGGACTTAATGTCAGGGGAAAATGTTGATGCAACTGGGGACACTGAAGCAAATCATAATGATTTGGCTGCACAAGCTGAAAGCTACTTATCTAACCTTATGCGATATAATGTGGTTGATAACTATTCTACTCTTAACGAGGATGTCAAGAGAATGTTAAGTGAATGGGCTGCAAGATATGCTGCCA